GGCCGAATCCTTCAGTTCACGATAATTCATTGCAAATCGCTCCGCGTCGAGGGTAATTTCTTGTAAATCTTACCCACTTTCCCTTACCCTAGCCACGTAGTTACACCACGGAGCGGGGTCATCTTGACGGATTCAGAACAAATTCTAGCGAATTACGCTCGTTATCGTGGCGATCCCTGGGCATTTCTCAGCGAATGCGTCTACACTCGGGACGAGGTCGACGAAACCAATCCGATCAAACTCTACCCTTCCGATCTCAAATACCTCTACTTCCTTACTCAAATGTGGCTCCGTCACAAGAAGATCGCGGTTCCCAAGTCTCGCCGAATGACTGCCTCATGGACATTCATCGGACTCGCACTCTGGGATTGTATCTTTCACAAAGGGAGATCTTGGGCCTTCGTAAGTAAGAAGGAAGAGGACTCAAAAGAACTCGTCGAACGGGCTGAATTCATCCTCAATCACATTCCGCCGGAGAAGATTCCTCCTGATCTCCTCCCGAAACTCAAACGAGGAAGTATGCAAAGCTCGCCTCCCGCCATGGAATTCGAACAAATCTATTCGAAGATTCAGGGATTCCCTCAAGGGGCGAACCAACTCCGACAACGGGGATTCTCGGGCATCCTCGAGGACGAATGTGCATTCTGGGAAAACGCAGAGGAAGCTTACGCATCTGCGGAACCCACGATTAAGGGCGGAGGCCGCATGATCATGATCTCCTCTCGTGCAACCGAGGACGGAGGTTTCTTCAAAAAGATAGTCTTCGATCGTCTCGATGCGCAGTCAGTGAATTTCCCTGAGATTCCTCCGACCCCAGCCAAGTCCCCCATGGAAGGAGTCTCCGTCTGGAAAAATCCCCGAAACGAATTCCTCATCGTCGATGTTCACTACACGGCCAATCCCGCAAAGCGCGGAGAGGAATTCCGTGAGGGACTACGTCGAACTCTCCCTATCCGCAAATACCGAATGGAATACGAAAAGAGCTGGGAGACCTTCGACGGCAAACCTGTCTACGAGGATTTCAACGAAAACATCCACATCACAAAGGCAAGGCCTAAGGCCATACTCGGGCTTCCCCTCCTCCTCGGGTGGGACAGCTCAGGTCTCACTCCCGCTGTCGTCGTCGGTCAATACCAAGAAGACAAACTCATCATCATCCGTGAGATCATCGGAATCGGAATGGGCGCAGTGAGGTTCGTTCCCTACGTAGCAGAACTCCTCCAGCTCTACTATCCACAATGCCCACTCAAGGATTCTATCTCCTTCATCGATCCCGCAGGACAGAAACGCTCCGAGACGAACGAGCAAACCTACATGCAATACATAATCAAAGGTGGATTCGTCCAGTGCCGACCCGGTCCCATGACCTGGGAGAAACGAAAAGAATCGGTCGATGAACTTCTCGTCGGTCTCGTCGGAGGAGCTGGAAAGATTCAGATCTTCGAAGACGACTGTCCCATTCTCGTCGCAGGATTCAAGGGCGGCTTCCGCTATCCCGATTCCATGGCGCAAACTGAGGCAGACAAACCACGTCCCGTGAAAGACATCCACTCACATCCACACGACGGACTTCAATACATGTGCGGAGGACTCAAAGCTCACCGCAGATCTCACTACAACATTGATATTCCAATTCCAAACTACGGGTTTCAAAAGCAAGAAGCACTGAAACCAAACATGAGGAGAAATTATGGCCGGATCACGAATGACTGACCAAGAAAAACTGACATGGATTCTCGCTTGTCGAGACGAGGCGGATCAAGCCAAGCGCACTCGCATGGTCACGAACCAAGACAACTACAATATGTTTCATCTAAAACATGACTTCAGTCACAAGCAAGAAGGTCAGTCGACCGAGGTGCTCTCAAAACAGGCTATGGCAGTAGAGCAAATCAAATCCTTCTTCCAACAAGCCTTAGTCGATATCGGAGACTGGTGGAAATGTGAATGTGCCTATCCTGACGCGGAGTACTCTCTCCTCATCCGTCCCCATGAAATCACCAAGCTCACAAACTACATGCTCGAGAAGGCCATGTATTTCACTCACGTAGGAGACTCAGTTCAATCTGCGCTCCTGGGTTCGCTCGCAATCTCCAAGACCTACGGGAAGTCGGTTCCGAAACCTAAATTCATCTCGAGAAAAAAGGGTCGGGGGAAGCAGCTCAAACGATGGGTCGAGAAAGTCGAAGACGATACCTGGGCACTCGACTTCAAAACCATCTCGCATCAAAACTACTACCCAGACCCAACCGGAAACGGCCTCTACGAGATCGAAGATATGTGGGTTGACATGCACGAGGTCTTCGCTCTCTCTGAAGGTGACGATGCTATCTACGACAAAGAGGCAGTCAGTCAAATCCACGCAGGAACTGCCTCAGACTCTCTCATGGAATATCAAAAGAGCAGAGAAACCGGCCAAAACACGACCTCCTCGGGTCATCGTCCCCAGGTCAAACTGACCGAATTCTGGGGAACGATCATCAATCCGACTACAGGTGAAATCGAAGACAAGAATTGTGTCGCGACTATCGCAAACGATACGATTCTCATTCGAAAACCGGAGAGCAACCCAAACTGGAGTCAAAGGTCTCCCTACACTGTCTCTCCTCTCATGCAAGTAGCGAATTCAGTCTGGCATAAGGCTCCCATGGATGCCCCAACCCAACACAACCGGGCCATGATCGAACTCTACAATCTCTTCGTCGACGCTGCGATGGAGCAAGTTCACTCAGTGAAGCAAATTCGAGTCGATTGTCTCGACAATCCAGCGCAAGTTTCCGACGGAATCAAGCCAGGAACCACAATCTCGGTCAATTCCATGCTCCAACCGGGCATGAAAGTCATGGAACCCCTCACTCAAACAGTAATCCCGCAAGATGCAGTGAACATCTATAATATCATGGGTCAGGAATATAATGCGAGCGCCCTCACGAACGATCTCCGACAGGGAGTCATGCCATTTCGTGCGGTCAAGGCGACCGAAGTCGTCGAAGCATCACAAACAATCACCTCGGTCTTCCAAGGAATGGCCAAGAACTACGAATCTCGACAATCTACGAAGGAACTCGAACTTGCTTGGATGACGACGGCCCAAAACTGGGACAAAATCTCACCCGAAGAATTCATCTCACTCTTCGGTAAGGAAAGAGGAGAGCAACTCAGCCAAATGTCCCCCCAAGATGTCTTCGCGAACACAGTGGATGGGGTGAAATTCAGGGTCTTCGGAATTTCCCTCACCTTGGCCAAGAATCAAGACTTCCGAAAGTACATGCAGCTCATGCAGACCGTCTTTGCGAACCAAGTCCTCACCGAAGAGTTCATGAAAAAGTACGATCCAGGAAAGTTCCTCGGAGAAATCATGACCTCCCTCGACATCGACAAAGCGAAGATCGAAATCCCCCTCGCGCAGCAGAACACAATGGCCTCCCCTCAAGGAGCACCTCCCGAGGGTCAACCTGACATGAATTCGCAGACTCCCCAAGCCGGGGCAGGCTCACTCGCGGACATGTTCTCCGGAGGTAGTGCGGGAATTCCCCAAGCTAGCTTCCCTGGATCACCTGCGACTGCGGGAGGGGGTCCTCAATGACCCGAGAAGAACTCATGAATGAGGCAAGACTCTTCTACCTTGCCTCTCCGGTCATCCTTCCACTCATCGAACGCAGACGAAAGTTTGCCTTCGATATGCTCATGCAGGCCCACAAAGCAGGACGAACCGACACGACTACGATCGTGGCCGAACTCGCTGTCCTTACCGATCTCGAACGCGAAGTAAACACCAAACAACAAAGTTACGAAACAATGGAGAAACAACATGTCAGAAACAAATGAAGAAGTACTCGTAGGGTCGAATTCAAATTCCGAAATGCTCCGGGAACTCCGTCAGGTGAATTCCGAGCGCGGCGGAAAAAAGACAGAGGACCTCCCCGAAGGGACCGCTCCGATCGAAGCAAAGGTTGAAGAGGTCGAAGTCGCCTCTGAGGAGAAACCACTTCCCGAAGGTGAAACGATCCGAATCGGTGATCAAGAGTTTAAAACCCAAGCCGAAGCGATCCGCTACGCCGAGAAACTCGAAAACGAGAAACTCGCTCTCGAAATGTACAACCAAGGCATCCGCGACACCCTCTCCGCAAATGCTCCCGCAGTCCAAGCGGCTCCCGAAGAAGATCCGGAGCTCGAATTCTACAAAGATCCAGTCGCTGCAATGAAAAAAGCCAAAGATCAGGCAAAGAACGAACTTCGAAGCGAACTTCAGCAGGAGAAGGAGCGAAACCGACTCTGGGATAAATTCCTCACAAAGAATCCAGACATCGAAAAAGAAGACGCAGAGAGAATTCTCGCCAAAAACTGGGATACCATGAAACTCATCGCAGACGAAGACAAGGCCATGGACCTCCTTGCGACAAAAACTCGCGCAGACTATCAAAGAATCATCGAACGTGCCAAACCGCGCACAGAGCTTCCCAACAAGTCCGGGCAGGCCGTAAGTGCAGGTAGTTCATCACCCGCAAGTGTAACACCTAAGAAAAAAGAAGAGGCTCCTCTTGATTTCGCCTCACAAATACGGATGATGAGAAGGAAAGCGTAGTTCCTTCATCTTTTGAGGGGATGAATTCGCAGAAAGTCAACTAAGGAAGGTAACAAATGGCATCACACAGTTGGGTAAGCGACGGACCTTCGGGCGTCTATAAAAATCACGACTTGAGTTCCAAGCTACGTCTAGCTGCAATTCAGGCCGCAAAGTTCATGCAATTCGTAAAACCAGAAGAAGGTTATGGCAAGAAAAAAGGTGACAACGTCACTATCACTCGCGTAAGCAACGTGACTGTTCCTACTTCTGACGTATTGAACGAGCTCCTCCGCATCCCTGAGGACACTCTCTCACTCAGCACTCAGTCAATCTCGGTATCTGAGAGAGGCCGTGCGATTCCTTACACCTCTTTAGCATTAGACCTTTCGTCTTATGACCTAGAGAACGCAATCCAAAAGAAACTCATGGATCAACTCAAGATCAGCATGGACAACGCTGCAGCAGCGAAATTCAAAGCCGGTCAAGTAACCATGATTCCAGACGGCGTTGCAAGTTCAACTTTCGACACTGACGGAACTGCATCAACTACTGCAGCTTCAAACCTCAACATGTATCACGTAGAAAGCGTACGAGATTACATGTACTCAACCCTCAACGTAGCTCCTTACGAGGGCGACGATTACGCATGTGTTATGATCACTAAAGCAAAACGTGGTCTCATGCGCGATCCAGCTTGGGTTGACTGGAAGAAATACACTGATCCAACCGCCAAATTCAACGGTGAGATCGGTCGTATCGAGAACATCCGTTTCGTTGAGACCAACAACACTTCAGCTCTCAGCGATTCAAAAGGAACAGGCTCAGTTCTCGGCGAAGCAGTATTCTTCGGTGAAGACGCAGTCGTAATGGCAGTAGTTGAAGATCCACATCTCCGCGCTAAAGAGTCGGAAGATTACGGTCGTAGCAAAGGTGTCGCTTGGTACGGTATTTACGGTTTCGGCCAAATCTGGTCTGATTCTGCGACTGCAGGACAAGCTCGTGTAGTTTACGTAACAAGTGCATAGAACTTAAGGAGAATTTATGAGTTATACAAAAGCAGGAAATCATCTTCAATACTTCGCCCCACTCATGGTCATTGCGGGGAACTCAACGAAGCCTCTCTGCGCGATCAACATCGCAGCAGCGAACGCTACTCACGGCGAGTTCATTTGCGTAGTTCCATGCATCGTGCGAACAATCAAAGCGACCGTTGTTCTCTTGACTGTATCTACCTCAACTGTGCCAGTGATCACTCTCAAAAAGTACACTGCACCTTTGGCCGGTGGATCAGCCACAACTGTCGGAACAATCAGCATCCCTGATGCGACTGCAGTAGGTAAGGTCGTCTACAAAGACAATCTATCCGTTGCATTCAACATCGGTGACGTAATGCAGATTGCATGGACTCTTGGAACCGGCGGCTCCGTCGCAGGTGAAGCAGTAGTCGATTGGTATTGCGAATCAAATCCAGAAGTCGCAGCTAACAACACCGACATGATTGCTTCAGCATAATCGAAACTTTCCCACCACGTGCCTCGGATCATCGGGGCACTTGATTCACAAAGGAACACGCAATGGCAAATATCGCAGTAGGCGACGTCACTCATCTCGTACTTAACACGCGAACGATGGCAGATTCACGAAAGATCAATCGTGTTCGTCTTACCTTTGGTGACGGTGTCCTGACCTACCCGGCTTCAGGCGTTCCGATCTCAAAAGGAAAGTGTGGATGCCCCGTGATCATTGAATCTATGGTCATCGTGGATAAGGGAACTCTCGGTTACAACTTCATGTACGATCAGTCGGCAGAGAAGATTGTAATGTGGCAAGCTCCCGCACAGACTCACGTTCATGACATCAAAATCATGGAAAGTGTGACTGCAACGGGTTCCGTCGGTATCAACGGTTCGACTCTCGGTAAAAACACCGCGACCAACCTGACAATCGTCGGAGCGAACAGCACAACTTCGGGCGGCGTAGTCAGTGCGACTCTCGCAGCAGCAGCGAACACCGAACCTTCAGCCGTAGCGATCGCACAGCAGATCATCGAAGTTGAAGTCATCGGTTGGTAATTGAATTAGATTAGAAGAATAAAAAACAAACAAAGGCAGAGAACATGAAAG